CAGCTCCCCGGCGGAAAAATTCAGATAGGAAGGACTCACGTGCGGGGACACGATGACGCTGTTACGCACGTTGAGCGCAGGGCGATGCCAGGACACCCCGGACAGCGCCGCATAAGGATCATATGATAGGCGGATGTGCCGGCTGGACACGGTGAGCACCCCAGCCGTGTTCCACAGACGACCAACGAGCGCGATCTGGTCCAGATAGACAAGTCTTGTTGGCAGGAGCGGCAGCAGGACCGGTTCGATGGCCGCCTCCCCTGTGTTCCATTTATAGCCGATCCAGCGCAGCTGCCCCGGTTGCAGCGCCCCGCCGTTCAGGGTCGTAATATCGACCGAGGGTGGGGCATCCCACGAAACCTCGTGCAGCGAGCCATCCGCCTTGCGGATCTTGGCCGCTCCGGCGGCTATCGAAAAATGCGTGTCGTCGATCTTGGCGACATGGGCCTTGTTTTCGAGCAGTCCGGGCAAGCTCGACACCACGCGATGCAGGGGCAGCTTGCGCGTCAGGCTCGCGGCGGTCTGCACGACCAGGCTGTCGTCATGGGCCGGAGTCCCGCGATCAAGCATGGCGTTGATGGTTCTAAGGTCAATGGGATCAATAGTCATGTCGTGCTCCTATTCCAGGCGTATTGCCTGTCCGTCTTCAGTGCCGAGCGTCAGGCCGTCCTCGGTCCCGAGGGCGATCCGACGGGGCCGGGCCGTGCGCCACGGGTTGTCCGCCGGCAGCAGGTCCTGGACGCCGTATTTCCAGTGCAGCCATGCGGTAAGCCATTCGATTTCTGGGGCCGTCAGCGTGCCGGACCAATGCACGTCGTCGCCCTTGAGGCCCATCATGGCCTCCACCCCGGCCGGGCCGGAGCCGTAGGACAGGCTGTCCGGCGTCGTGTTCAGGGTCCGGTTGGCCGCAGCCTTGAGCAGGCCATTCTTGTAGATTCGCAACAGGCCGCCGTCCCCGGCCCAATCCACGGCCGAGGACTTGATGTCCAGGGTCACGGCGTCGCCGCTGGACAGATCCGAGTTGTAGCCCGAAAAATACGGGTCGCCGACGGGCGTCTGGCGGAACTGCAAGGAGAACCTGTACCCGGTGGCGTTGGCGCCCTGCTGCATCACCGTATTGCTGCCGGTCGTGCGGGATGGCTGGTAAATGGTGAGATGACCGCGCGCGGCCGTGCCTATGGGCAGGCCCGCGCCGGACGCGAGGGCGAGAGAGTCGCCGCCGTCGTAATATATGCAGGGCCTGCCGTTGAGCCCGTATTCCCCGGCGCTGCGGTAGCGCGGACGATAGGAAATAGTGCCCTGCGTGACGGCCGGGCCGCCCATGCGGTCGCCGTAGGAGGAGATTTCCGAGCCGGACATGGTGATGCGCGACAGGTCGAACGAGTCTGCCCAACGCTTGAGCTTCGCGCCCAGATCCAGAGGCGTGAGATAGCCCAGGTTCGCCCCGGTTTCGACCGCCGGATGGTAGGGGTTGCGCGCGTTGAGGGTCCATTCCTGCGCCGATTCCCAGGCCGCAGCCGTGGAGGCCATGTCATAGACGCCGAGGTAGCCCGTGACCGTGACCGTGGCTATCCCGTCGGTCGCGGTCACGGTCACATCCACATCCACATTGGCCCAGCCCTTGGCCGTATAGGTCCAGGTGCCGTTGCCGTTATCGACCACGGAACCGGCCGATACGGTCAGGTCCGTGATGGTCAGTGCATCGCCGTCAGGATCGGCCAACACGGCCAGGAACTGGTCCGCCGTCCACAGGGCCGTATCGTCGGCCTGCATCGCGCCGAGATCGACAGTCCCGGACACGGCGGGCCGGGAATTGAGGAGCACCAGACGGAAGTCGTCCAGATAGACCTCGTCGCCGGGCTGCACGTCGATGATGAAGAAGTAGGGCTGGAGCTGGGTCTGCCCTTCGCCTGTCGTAAACTCGAACGCGCTGTCTCCGAGCGGAATTTTTTGGGTCGCGGCCCCTACCATGCCCCATATGCGCACGGCGCTGTTGGTCGACGCGGAATGCCACGACATGCGCAGGAGTTGCTCCGACTGGCACGTCAGCATATCGGTTTTGTAGAAATCGTGCGAGGTGCTGTACGCGATGGCCCGGATATGCGAACCACCGTCCGGGTCGGGCACGATGGACAGAAGGGCGGGGTTGTACGTCAGGTCGGCGAGGGTGTCGCCGCTGTTTTTCCACAGCACATGCTCCACGGTCCCGGAGATGGTCCCGGACACGACTGCTTTTCCATCCGTGATCGACAGGGCCAGGTCCACGGTCCCGGACCAGGCGGCGGCCAGGGTCAGGGTCCAGGTTCCGTCCATATTGTCGGCCAGGGTGGCTTTGGACAGGTCGGCAGGGTTGCCGGCGTACGTGGACACGGACGTCACGCCCAGGCCCGTGACAGACAGCGCATGGACAGAGTCGGACGCCATGGCCAGGAGTTGCGACGTGGTGATCGTGTAGGCCTGCCCGGCATCCAAAACCCCGAGCGATCCGGAGATGACGGGCAGCTCGTTGTCGCCGGCACGCCAGGCCACGTAGTCGAGAATGTCGACCACGGGGTCCAGGACCGGATTGCAGATGACGGGGTGACGGCTCACAGCATCCCCACCGGCTGGGCCTTGTAGCAGATGGTCATGGCGCGGTCCGGAGTAATGCGGATACCCTTGGCATCCAGGACCATGCAGAACGGAACGCGGTCTGTTTTCGTCAGATCAACGACGGCATATGTGCGGTACCCCGTGCCGTCGTCCACTTCGATGATCCCGCTGCCTGCGTCCCCCAGGGGATTGGCCAGACCGACCTGGTGCCAGGCCGCGCCTTCCGGCACCTCTCTGTCCGTAGTCAGCTCCACGGCATCGGCTTTGTTTTCAGCGTAAAATCTGATCATTCGAAACTCCTCCCTATGGCGTAGTGCGTAACCGCTACTCCCGGCGCGGCGGCCCGACCCCGCGCGCGGCCAATGTCTTTGCGGAAATCCTCGGCATAGGCCGCCGCCAGGATCAGGTCGCCCCAGGGCTGCTTTTGCTTGAAAAGTCGGGCCAGAGCGCCGTGCATGACGGCCTCGGCCATGTCCTCGCGGGCGCGGTCGCTGATCTCGGTGGCTTTGCCTGCCACACCCACGGCCACGGTCAGCTCGATCTCCACGTCCTGCGGCTGGGCCCCCTGCAGGAGGTACGTGCTGCCGTCGATCTCAAAGGCCAGACCGGCAGGCGCGGCGCAAAGCACGTACAGAAACCGACCCGGCACGCGCTGGGAAAAATCCTTGCGCGTGCGTCCGGCCTCGATGGTGAAGCGGATGTCCTTGACCCAGGCCCCGGACTGCTCGAAATACTCCCGCGCGGCTTTCAGCACCGCCCGTTCCACCGTGGGCGCCGGGCAGCCTGGCAGCTCGGCCCGCACGTCCTGAATGATCTCGGTCATCCAGTTCATACCTGCTCTCCCTGCACGTTCAGGATGCGTTGCGGGTTGGCCATAAGCGCCGCTTCACGGCCCTTGCCCAGGGCGATAAGGTACTGCTGCGCGAAAAACGCGGCCCGGTCGCGCACGCCGCTGTCCGTCTGCTTCAGGCAGGCCCGGAACAGCACGTAGTTCAACAGGGCGTCGGTATCGTCCACCATGATCTCGGCGCAGGCAGGCGCAGGGTTCGCCGCATCGCCCACATAAGCGTCCACCACCGGCGGAATGGCCCCGCAAATGGCTTCGATCTTGTTGTCCGTGGCTTCATCGTAAGCGGGATAGATGTAAAAATTCTTGGCGTTGGACGGCAGATACATCCAGTGTTCCACGCCAACCCCGTCAACCACCACGGCCGTGGGCCAGTTCATGGGCAGGTCGGCGCGTTCCACCAGCGTGATCGCCGCGCCGCCGTGCTCCGGATCGTTGCGGACCACGTCGAACAGGCGCACGCAGTCCGCCGGGATGACCTGACGCGGCCCCAGGGCCAAAGGCAGCCAGCGCGTGACCATGTACGAATCCGGCTTCCAGATGCACATGGTGCGCTGTCCGAGATTCAGCCAACGCTGAATCTCGGACACGCCCCAGAACGTGCCAACGCCTTCCTCGCCCAGTTGCTGGAGGGCCTGGCTGATGACTTCCGCCGCGAGCACGCCCATTTAGGCCACCCCGCCCTTGTTCCCGTCGGCGGCCGGCGCGTCGTCATCGTCAAGCAGCCCCGCGGCCTTGTCCGCGGCGTGTTTGGCGGCGGCTTTCTCTGAAGCCTTGGTGGCCTTCTTGGCCTCGTCGGCCAACTCCTTGTCCAGGGCATCCAGATCCAGCTTGCCGTACATGATGAGATGAAAGCGCATGCGCTGCGAGTGAACCCGGTAATAGACGGGAACCCCGTTCTCCTGCGCCTCTTCGAGCTTCATGTCCTGAAACACGGCCAGCCCCAGGACCGAAACATGCCCACGCGGGCAGATCCAGTCCTGGTCGCGCGGGATCATGAACTCGTCCCCATTGCAGCAGCCGGTCACGGGCTCCTTGCCGTCCAGGGATTCCTGATTGTTGATGCGGATGCGGAACAGATCCTCCTGCGGATGCTGCGTGCGCAGGCGCGCCACGCGCTCACGCTCTTCCTTCTTGACCTTGACCACTCCGATATCGCTGAGATTCAACATGAGGTTTCCTCGCAAAAGCGGGGGCGAATGATCCGCCCCCGCAGGTTTAGGCCTTGACCGCGACTTCCACGCGCACAAACCAGTCGTCGTTCAGGATGCAGGCCCCGGCCATGCCCTTGGCGCCGATGTAGCCGCGCTGGCCGAGCACGTCGGACTTGTCCTTCCTGCTCGGCGGGATGACGGACGGGGTCAGGGCGTTCATACCCTTGAAGGCCGAGATGGCGTAGGCGTTCTCGGCGAAGATCAGGATCGGGTACACGTCGGCATTGACGCCCGAGGTCGAGATCATGGCGCCCTTGACTCCGCCCGCGTCGGCCCAGGGGTTGAGCAGGGTCGAGGTCAGGAAACGAAAGCCCGGCAGGGAGCCGATCTCGTTCTCGAAGGGGCTTTTGGTCGCGTAGTCTTCGGGCTTTTTCCAGCCGATGATTTTTTCCAGGGAACTTTCCAGATCCGTATGGCACACCGCGATATAGGACTTCGGCATGTGTACGGTGCCGAATTCCACGGTGGGACCCACGAACTTGGTGATGGGCTTGGCGTCCTTGCGTTTCAGGAAGCGGTTGATCTTGACGAACAGATCCTTGGTCGGTTCGGTGTTGACGGCATTGCGGGCCGCGCCGTTGGAGAAGAACACGCTCGTTCCGGCCACCAGGCCGCCGAAGCGCAAGAGTTCCAGACTCTCGGCCATCTGTTCGGAGACGATCTCCACGCCTTCCTGGATGACCGGGTCGTCATGGTGATCCTCGATCTCGTCCGAAATCTCGACCACGAAGCCGATGCGCGTCAGGGGCAGGACATAATCCTGCGCCGTGAGCTTCTGGGAGGCCGGGGTCACGCCCTCGGTCAGGGCCGTGGTGGCAGG